AGCGGAATTGCGCGCCATTGTCCGATCATTCAAAGCAATGGACGAAGAAGCAACCGATCAAGCCAAAGAAGCGACCAGCGCACTTGCAACATGGGTGCGTGGCAAAATAGTTGACGCCGCAGGTCGTACAAACAACCGTTTGGATAACCGCGTTGCTGAAGGTTCAAAGGTTTCGAAGTCTTCAAAAATTGGTGAAATCAGTTTTGGTTTTGCTGGTCAAAAACTAAGCGGCGGCGGTACAACCCAACAATTGTGGGGCGGTGCTGAATTCGGTTCAAACCGTTTGAAGCAATTCCCAGTGTGGTCAGGTCGCGAAGGTCGCGGTTCACGCGGGTGGTTTATTTACCCAACACTTCGAAGCGTTCAGCCTGAAATCGTACGCCGTTGGGAAGAATCCTTTTCAAAGATAGTTAGGAAGTATGACTAATGGCTGGCAGTCGCACCCTTAAACTTTCGATACTTGGTGACGTTGACAATCTCAACAAATCGCTGAAAACTGCAACCGCCGACGTTGAAACTTTCGGCGACAAAATGGGCAAGGTCGGCAAAATGGTTGGCGCGGCATTTGCCGCCGCTGCGGTCGCCGCTGGTGCTTACGCCGTAAAAATTGGCGTTGACGGCGTCAAGGCTGCATTGGAAGACGAAAAAGCCCAGCGCATTCTTGCCCTAACTTTAGAAAACACAACTAAGGCGACAACTGCGCAAATTGCAGCCGTTGAAGATTACATAACCGAAGTTGCACTTGCCACGGGCGTGACTGACGATCAATTGCGTCCAGCATTGTCACGTTTGGTTCGATCAACCAAAGACACTGAAGAAGCACAAAAGTTGCTTAGTTTGGCGTTGGACATTAGTTCGGCGACGGGCAAGCCGCTGGAAGCAATCGCCAATTCGTTAGGCAAGGCATACGACGGAAACACAAATGCCCTGGGCAAATTAGGTTTGGGCATTGACCAATCCATTTTAAAAACAAAAGATTTCAACAAAGTTTATGAATCACTTCGAACATCATTTGCAGGATTTTCAGCGCAGGAAGCCAACACGTTTCAAGGTCGATTAGACCGTTTGAATGTTGCGTTTGATGAAGCAAAAGAAACAGTCGGTTTTGCATTGTTGCCAGTGCTTGAAAAACTAATCACTTTCGTCAATAACAATGCATTGCCGGTGATCAAAGCATTGTCCGACGGTTTCAGTCTTACCAGCAGCGACGGTTTTGGAAAAGTTGTCAAGGACGTTGCGTCAACAGTAACCGCAACCGTTGAACCAATTTTCAATGCGCTGGTTGGTGTATTTGGAAAACTTAAAAAAATTATTGAAGACAACAAAGAAAGTTTTGAAGCATTTTGGGACGTTATTAAATACGTCGCACCGTTAATCGGTAAAGCAATCGGCGCAGCAGTTTCAGTAGTTGGTGACATTGCTGAAGTTGTTTTGACCGTTATTTCAAAAGTATTGGGTGCAATCAAACCACTGCTTAACACTGCCATTGACGGAATCAACGCCGTAATCAAAGGTTACAACGCCGTTCAATGGGGTAAGGACGTTCCGTACATTCCAAAAATCGGTAGCGGTTCAGGTTCGACCGCCACGGGTGCGTTGGGCAATTTCAGCATGTCAACAGGTTCGACAATGACAACCAGCGGTGGAATCACTGCTGGCACGGGTGGCACTGGAACAAGCGGTGTGACGGGCGGTGGCAGCACTGGTTTGACGACTGGTGGTAGCGGCGGTTCGACAGGTGGGGTTGCGACAGTTGCCAAAAAGGCGGCTGAAGCAATCACCAACATTGCAGGCGCATTCGACAACTTCACCAGTGGCACGACAACGCTCGCGGGTATCGAAGCGGCGTCAAACAAGGCGTTTGCGTTTGGCACTTCAGGCGTGAACACCAACACCCTGGCAGGAATCCTTGCGGCTTCAGCCCAACCAAACATCAACATTACGGTCAACGGCGCAATGGACAAAGAAGGCACTGCCCGCACAATCGTTGACACGTTGAACAATTCCTACTATCGCGGCACAGGTGGCGCAACTAACCTGCAAATCGCATGACCCAGTGGACACCCGTTTGGAAGGTAACAATCGACGGGACTGAATACACTTCAGCCGTTTTGGCAAACCTAACCATTCGCAGCGGGCGAACAAACATTTACGAACAAGCGCAAGCGGGTTACACAAACATTCAGTTGATCGACGTCAACCAAACTGCAATCCCAGTCAACGTCAATTCAACAATTTCAATCCAGGTGAAAAATACGTCAAACACATTTGTGCCGATTTTCGGCGGCAACGTTGTTGACATTGGTTTGGAAGTTCGTGACGTGGGTTCGACGATGTTCACACAGACTTATTCGATCACGGCATTGGGCGCATTGGCACGTTTACCAAAGGCGTTGACCCAGGGCGTTTTGTCGAAGGATTTTGACGGCAATCAAATTGAAACAATTCTTAGTCAGGTTTTGTTTGGTTCATGGGCTGAAGTTGCGGGTTCATTAACCTGGGCAGCCTATAACCCAGCAACGACATGGGCGAACGCCGAAAATAACGGTTTGGGTGAAATCGACACCCCTGGCAATTATGAGTTAGCCGCACGGTCAAGCGCGACAACCGACGTTTATTCGCTGGTTTCCGCATTGGCGACTTCAGGGCTGGGGTACATTTACGAAGATGCCACGGGTGCAATTGGCTATGCAGATTCGACGCACCGAACGACTTACCTTGCAACGAACGGTTATGTCGATCTGGACACCAACCATGCGCGTGCGGCTGGGTTGCGTATTGAAACCCGTGCGGGCGACGTTCGAAATTACTTAACCATAGAATACGGGGCGACCAGTTCAAGCGAGCGAACCGCCTTCGACAACGTTTCAATTGGTCAATACGGCACACTTGCCCAAATCATTACGACAACGCTTCACAATGCCGCTGACGCAACAAGCCAGGCTGAATTTTATCTATCGCTTCGAAAGCAACCGCAGCCAATCTTTAGCGAAATTACATTTGATTTGACCAACCCTGAGTTGGACAACAGTGACCGCGACAACCTTATTGGCATTTTCATGGGTGAAGCGATTTCGTTGCAAAATCTGCCGCTGAACATGAATTCGGGCACATTCCAGGGTTTTGTGGAAGGCTGGTCATTCCAGGCGGCTTACAACCGTTTGACCGTTACATTGTTGTTGTCGCCATTGGCTTATTCATTGCAGGCAATGCGCTGGGACGACGTACCAATCACCGAAACGTGGGCGAGCGTGTCGCCAACATTAGAATGGCAGTATGCAACAATTGTTGCCTGATAAGGAGAAAACATGACAAACCCAACCAGTAATTTCGGGTGGCAAATGCCCACTTCGACGGACTTGGTCACAGACCTGCCCGCTGATTTTGAAGTTTTTGGACAAGCCGTTGACACGTCGCTGGCTGATCTAAAAGGCGGCACATCAGGTCAAATTCTTGCAAAAGCAACAAATGCCGACATGGATTTCACATGGATAACTAATGACGTCGGTGACATAACTGCGGTTACCGCTGGCACTGGCATTTCAGGCGGTGGCACGTCAGGTGCAATCACAATTACAAACTCAATGGCAACTGAAATTGACGCAAAAGGTGATTTAATTGCTGGAACTGGTGCTGATGCTTTCAGCCGTTTAGCAGTTGGAACAAACAACCAGGTTTTGACGGCTGATTCAACGACTGCAACTGGTTTAAAATGGGCTGCAGCAAGTAGTGGTGCAATGACTTTAATTGGCACGACGACTTTAGGTTCAGCCGCTGCTGATATTACATTTTCCAGCATTTCTAGCAGTTACCAAAACCTAAAAATCTTGTTTTCTGGTCGTAGTGATTCTGCTGGAAACAATGTTGTGCAGTTGCATTTAAGATTTAATGCTGACACAGGTTCTAACTATCGCACCATTTGGTTGGGTGGATTTTCAACTGTTGCAGTTACAGATGATGCAGTAAAAGCACAAATAGATGCCAGATATATTCCAGGGGTAATTCCAGGAAATGACAGAATTGGAACTTCTGAAATTACAATTTTTAATTACAAAGAAACAACACTAAAAAAAGGTCTGCAATTCTTAACTACTACCAATGTTGATGCACCATCAGTTTTTACAGGACAAGGCGTATGGAATAGCACTTCTGCTATTAACGCTATTAGAATTTTCCCTTCTAGTGGTAATTTTATTGTTGGCACATCAGTTTCCTTATACGGTTGGAGTTAAAATGGAACGCGTTGAAATAGACTGCACAACAGGCGAAGTCAAGCAAATTGCATTGACTGCCGCTGAAATAAAAACACTTGAAACTCAATGGGTTTTAAATTCAGCCGCAATAAGTGCAGAATTGGCTGGTAAAGATAAAAGCGCAGCGTTAGCAAAACTTCAAGCACTAGGTTTGACCGCTGACGATTTGAAGGCGTTGGGCTTGTGACATTTCCACAAGGCACAAATGCCAGGTTAATCGAAGTCGCAGCGGCTGAAGTTGGCACAATTGAAGAAGGCGACAACCTGACAAAGTATGGCAAATTTACAAAGGCGGACGGTTTGCCCTGGTGCGGTTCGTTTGTCAATTGGTGTGCAGCACAGGCAGGCGTCAAGATTCATTCAGTTGTTGGCACTGCCATTGGCGCACATAAATTCAAAGAGATTCAGCGTTGGTCAGGTATGCCGCAACTTGGTTACCTGGCTTTTATGGATTTTCCACATGACGGCGTTGACCGAATTTCACACATTGGAATTGTTGTTGGACTAATTGACACAAAAACATGCTTGACGATCGAAGGAAACACCAGCGGGACAGGCGACCAACGCAATGGCGGCATGGTCATGGTGAAGGTTCGGTCATACGGCGAAGGCAAGGAAATTGTCGGTTTCGGCATTCCAAAGTTCGTACCGTATAAGGGAGAATTTCCAATCGTTGAAATGCCAAAGTCGGCAGCAAAACCAACAAAGGAGAAAAAATGGAACAAGCCAAAGCCCTAGCCGCGTCGTGGGCGCGTTCATTTATGGCGGCAGCACTTGCCCTATACATGGCGGGCGTGACTGACCCTAAGACGCTTGCAATGGGTGGAATCGCAGCGGTTGCACCAGTTGTTTTGCGCTGGTTAAATCCAAACGACAAAGCCTTCGGTTCTACGGGGAAGTGAACCGACGATTCGCGGCGGCAGGGTTGGTTTGGGCACTTGCACTAATCCTGACCGCTTGCGGGTATCAAGGTTGGACACGTTATGAATGTCAAGAATTCGACAACTGGTCAAAAGCGCATTGCCAAAAACCGCAGTGTATCCCCACTGGAACATGCACTGACGACCTACTTGGAATTGAATCGAAACAGACCCGCACGCCGTAAGTCGCCCGAGGAAATCCACGCACAACTGATTTTGATAATTGGTTCAACCCTTGCAGCGGTGTTTTTGATCGTGACCGTGGGAATTACTTATGCGTTAATTTTCGTCACACAACCAGTCAGCGCGCAAGCACCAAACGACGCTGCATTTATTGACCTTTTGAAAACCCTGGCAATTTTCCTGACTGGTTCATTGGGCGGCGTGCTTGCTGGCAATGGACTGAAATCGAAGCCAAAGCCCGGGGACACGCCGACAAACACGCAAGGTTCTTGACCGCGCGTCAATCATGCGTCACCCTGATCACAGGTGGTAGTCGTTACCGCCTAGAATCGGGAGAATTCAAAATGGTACTTGATCTATTAGACCCACAGACATTGCAGCGTTTGGTGCTGCTGATCATTCTTATGGTGATTTCAGCAGCCGCAGGTTACGCAAAAGGGTTCAAAGAGGGCAAGCGCGAAGGCATGGCACGCCGTAAAGCAATGGTTCGTCACATGGCAAACAAGGCGGTGAAGTAATGGGATTCTTGGACAATTACGAAGCAAGCCGCGAAAGACTTGAACGCTGGTTGAAGACATACCCAACAGGCAGAATTGAAACACGCATTGTTGAATTCAGTGCTGAAAAGGGTTATGTTCTAGTTGAAGCAAAAGCGTTTCGAAATCAAGAAGACACCCAACCAGCGGGCATTGATTATGCGTACGGATACCAGGGCGCATACCAACCCAACATGCGTCGTTGGTTTTGCGAAGATACGGTCACGAGCGCAATTATGCGCGTTCAACAATTAGTTATGGGTGGCGCGGAACGAAGCACCAAAGAGATCATGGAACAGGTGGAAACGACACCAGCCAAAATTGCAAACACGGACACAACATACGATTACTGGACAACCAAACACGGCGACGTGCCTAGTTACAAAACCGCAGGGGAAGCCGAACAATCGGGAATTCCTTCATTGGGTTCGAGCATGGACGAAATCTCAAAACAATTGGGCGGTCAGTTAGTCGAAGAAGCACCAAAATGCGTACACGGTCACCGCATTTGGGCAACAGGCAAGAAGAAAAACGGTGAAGACTGGGGCGCATACCGTTGCACCGAAAAAAACCGCAATGACCAGTGCCAGCCAATTTGGTACGTTTTTGGGTCAAATGGTAAGTGGCGCGCACAATGACAAAACAACGCCTTATTCAAATCATTGTGTGCATTGAGATCGTGCTAATTGTGGCAATGTTGTGGGTGACATTTAAATGAGTGAATACATTGAATTGATCAATCCACAAACCCGAATTTGCAAACTGCTCAAAAACGGTGAAATTGTTGCAGAATACAAAATGGAACAATGCGACAAATGTTCAATGCTTGCCAAAGTTGACGAATTTGGTTATCAGCGCGGTCAAGCGGGCGAAAAACTATTGTGGTTTTGTGGTGGTTGTCGGTGAAAATGACACTTACCAGGCATGAAGAATTTACATGTCATGAAGCCGCATTGGCATTAGCCAAAGAAAACAAAGACTATTGGGAATGGAAGGAAGGCAGTTACACGTCTGAAAAGTCATTTCACGATCAGATAGCGCAAGACGCTCATTCAATTGGCAGCGAATGGGTTGTTGCCAAATACCTGGGTTACGAATTCAACCCGTTTGAACAAAAGGGTAAAGTCAAAGCCGACGTTGGCAGTCACTTCGAAGTTCGTTGGACGAAGTACGTTGCAGGGCAGTTGATTATCCATGAGTATGACCGCCCAAATGACGTGGCAATCCTAGTGACGGGCGAATCACCACATTTCTTTATTGCTGGGTGGATTCCCATTGTCATGGCGCAAAAACCACGGTATCGACACAGTAAGCAACCTAATTGGTGGGTCACACAAATAAACCTTCAGCCGATCGAAAACTTACGGAGAAGCAATTATGGACAAAGTTCAATTTGAATGTCGTTTATGCAAGAAGAAAACCAGTCAAATCGTTGTCAAGATAAGCGATCTATTGCCGCCAGGTGTGGAAACGATTCAATGCACGGTATGCAGTTGCATGACGGTTGCACAGATAGGGACTTCAAATGCCAACGTATGAATTTGAATGCGCGGTGTGCAAAATCCGTGTTGAGGTGGATAAGTCAATCCATGAGGAACGGGACGCACAATGCTGCGGGCAATCAATGAATCGCCGCTATTCAGCACCAGGCATTTCGTTCAAGGGTAAAGGTTGGGGACATCAGTGATCGTCGTACTCATGGGCGCACCAGGTGCAGGGAAATCAACCTGGGTGTTCAAGAATAAGACAGGGTTTGAACACATTTACAACACGGAAGCGGTTCGGGTCAATCGTGAGTTGGACATTGCCGCGTTTATGGGATTACAACGTCATAAAGCGATCAGGGCAGTTGAAGACGGCAAAGACCTAATTGCTGACGGCACGCACACCATTCAAACCCACCGTAAAGTGTGGCTGAATTTGGCTGAGCGTTTGAACATTGAAACCAAATTGGTTGTGTTTGATACACGTTTGGAAACATGCCTGGAAGTTCAAAAACAACGTGAGTTTCCAGCACCACGCAAGGTTGTTGTTGATCACCACCAGCGTATGCAACTGGCAAAACTACACATTAAGCGTGAAGGGTGGGGCGACATTGAAGTCATTACACGTTAAGAGTTATCCACAGAAGTTCTCCACAGGTGCAAAAAGGTTGTGGGACACGCCCAAAACTATGCGTGAAGTTTGCTTAGACTTGCGCGGGGGGTGTACGCTTGACGCATACAACAACACCACGCATTTGGTGGTTAAATCAAAGAATGAAGTTCTTTCAATTAAAGTCTTGAAAAAAGAGATAGATAAAAAAAGAATTCAAATGTTGTTGTTAATCACTAGCCTGGTCGCACCGATAGGGGCAACTCATGCCAATGCAGCCAATTATTCAATTGACCATTTGAAGTTGTATGCACATTCAAGGATTCTTGACTATAAAGAATTTCAGTGTTTCAACAAGATCATCACAAAGGAATCACGTTGGTCATACACTGCCCGCAATGGCAGTCATTACGGCTTAGGGCAAATGAGATCGAAGCACTATCGTGACCTTGACCCATTCAGACAGATAGACGCAACAATCAAATACATAACGAATCGTTATCAATCACCATGCAAGGCGTGGGCGTTCCACCAGGAAAGGAATTACTACTAATGGCAAGCGCACTGAAGGACAACGGAAGCACTGGAAAGTGGCGCAAGATTCGTGAACGAATCCTTCAGCGTGACGGTTACACATGCCAGCAATGCGGTGGGGACGGAACAACGGTCGATCACATACTGCCGCGTTCGTCAGGCGGTGGCGACGACGACTGGAATCTTCAATGCCTATGCACAAAATGCAATTATTCGAAAGGGGGACGTGTTTTTAGTAACCCTTCGACACCCCTGACCCTTCCTTGTAAAAAAATCCCCCAAAACGATTCGAGAAGCCATGAAAACGACTGAGAAGGTCACAGAAGGTCAGACACCAACCCAAACAGGCTCAAACGGGCTGCAAACGGTTTTGGGTAGGGACGTAGAACCCTCAAATGCCCTTTTAGGCGTCCAAACGCCACGAATCCACACCCCACTGAACGATTTACCGTCACGCGGCGGTGAATTGATCGATCTTGCCAGCAGTTTGGGTATCGAACTCATGGAATGGCAGAAATTTGCGCTTATCCACACCCACAAAATCAAGCCTGACGGTCGGTGGGCGTCACCCGTGAACACCATTGTGGTGGCACGTCAAAACGGAAAATCGTTTTTGCAGTTGATCAGAATTTTGGGCGGTCTTTTCTTGTGGGACGAAAATCTGCAAATCGGTTCGGCACACCGCCTTTCGACGTCGCTGGAACAATTCAGGGCAATGGTTCAAATCATTGAAAAGAATGATTCACTGGCAAAACAGGTCAAGAAGATTCGTTGGCAACATGGTGGCGAAGAAATCGAAACCCTGACGGGCAATCGGTTCATTGTGCGTGCGGGCGGTTCGGCTGCGCGTGGTGTTTCCCGACCTTCAACCATTCACCTGGACGAATTACGCGAAATGACCGACATTGAATCGTTTGCGTCGTTGCGTTATACCCTTATGGCGGCAAGCAATCCAATGGTCATGGCGTACACAAATGCTGGTGATTCCGCAAGCATAGTTTTGAATTCTTTCCGAGATCGTGCGCTTGCAAGCATTGCAGGCGTCGAAGATGACATTGGGTATTTCGAATGGTCAGCACCAACCGACGAAATCAGCGTGGAAAACGCAAGGCACTCAAATCCTTCAATGGGCACATTAATTCACGCGGACAACGTACGAAGCGTTTTGAATGACCCGCCTGACGTGGTCATGACGGAAGTTTTGTGCCGCTGGGTTGTGGCGATCAATAGCGCAGTTGACGCGGCTTCGTGGGGTAACTGCCTGGACAAATCAGCCGACCTAGACATTGACAAATTGACCTGGTTGGCAATCGATCTTTCGCCCTGCAGAAAATTTGCTTCATTAGTCGGGGCGCAGAAAATTGGCGGCGAACAATTCGTGGTGAAGTTGCTGCACACCTGGCAAAACGACCTTCAATTGGACGATAAGGCTATTGCCAACGACCTGGCAGATTACGCCCGAAAGTATCCAACCGAATACGTTCTATACAGTCGAAAAACAAGCGCAGCGGTTGCCGCACGTCTTGCGCCTGCTGGAATTCCGATCTATGACATGGACGGTTCGTACCCGCAAGCCTGCGACGAAATGTTGTCGGCGATCAATAGCGGTCGCCTAAAACACCGTGGTCAAAGTCAATTGTCGGAAGAAGTTTTGGCGGCGGTGCAGTTGCGTCGTGGCGACGGTGGGTGGGTCATTGGACGGCGTGCGTCACAATCGGTCGTTTGCGGTGCAGTGGCAGTTGCGCTTGCAACACACTTCGCGACACGCCCAGAGAATGATCTTGACATCATGGTTGGTTGATCGTATAAGCCTGCAACAATTCGGGCATGGGATTTTTCGATTTATTCACGCCAAAGGTTGACGCTGCCGTTCCAGTCGAAGCCGCAAACGTGGACGCAGCCGCTATCGCGCCGTATTACAGTGAAGTTGGGAATCTATTCCTTTTCGGCGGCGTGATAACGGCGTCGCGTGCTGAAGCAATGAGCGTTCCAACATGCGCCCGCGCATTGGGAATCATTCAGACAATTAGTTCACTTCCAATGCACACCCGCAATGAAGCAACAGGCGAAAAGGTTTCACAACCGCGCGTGATCAATCAACCTGACCCACGCATTCCAGGCGCAACATTTTGGGGTTGGATTATTTCCGATTTATTTTTCCACCCTGCCGCGTATGCCTACGTTATGGAACGGTATGCCGATACAGGAAAAATTCGCGCAATGGAACGAATCGCACCTGAGCGTGTAACTATTCAGACAACTGGCATGGGTTACGAAATCCAGTCTTATCAAATTGACGGCGCATACGTTGACCCTTCAAATTTGGTTGTATTCAACAACACGCAAGAAGGTTTGCTATCTCGCGCAGGTCGCACAATCAAGGCTGCCGCTGCGCTTGAACGCGCTGCAATGAATTTTGCAAACGAACCAATTCCGCAAATGGTTTTGAAATCAAATGGCACATCACTGCCAGCCGACCGCGTTTCAAAATTGTTAAACGCATGGCGTACCGCGCGTGCAAATAAATCAACTGCATTTTTGAATGCTGACGTAACACTTGAAACAATTGGTTACGACCCGAAGAATTTGCAACTTAATGAAGCGAGAAACTACGTCAGTTTGGAACTTTCACGCGCGTGCGGATTACCTGCTTATTTCACAGATTCGCAACAGTCTTCATTTACTTATTCAAACGCGCTAGACAAACGACGTGACCTGGTTGATTTTGCATTTAGAAATTACATGTCAATTATTGAACAAAGGTTATCTTTTGCGGATTTCACCCCAGCAGGAAATCGGGTGTCTTTTGATCTTGACGACTTCTTGCGTGGCAATCCTTACGAGCGCGCGCAGGTTTATGAAATCTTAAATCGAATCGGCGCAATGTCGATCGACGAAATACGCGAGGAAGAAGACATGCTGCTATGAAAAAAGTCATAACACCAATGCAAATCACTGCGGCAGATTCAAACAGTCGCACAATCTCCGGGCGCATTGTGACGTTTGAAGAAACTGGCAACGCTTCAATTGGAAAGGTTCAATTCGCTGCTGGTTCAATCGAACCAACTGCCGTTTTGCTTAACCTGGAACATGACCGTACACGTCGAATCGGTAAAACACTTTCAATTGAATCAAGCGAAAAAGGAATTGACGCAACATTCAAAATTGCTGAAACAACCGCAGGCAACGACGCATTGATCGAAGCGCAAGAAGGTTTGCGCGACGGATTTAGTGTTGAAGTTTCATTTGACGAATACGAAACATTGAAAGACGGAACGGTTCGCATTCTTATGGGTGAGTTGACAGGCGTCGCGCTAACTAGCGAACCTGCAATTCGATCAGCCCGCGTTGAATCAGTCGCCGCAACTGAAGAAGAAATTTCAGATTCGACAATCGAACCTGAAGCACCACAACCAACAGAAGGAGAAGACGAAGTGGAAGACACCGTCAAAGACGCTGCAACCGCCGAAACGGTTGAAGCCGCCCAGTCAATCACCGCAACTGCAAACGCAGTTGGTGGTTGGAAAGCAACACCACGAATCGAAATCACTGCTGCTAAGTACCTGGAGAATAAGGTTCTTGCTGCAACAGGCGACGAAACAGCACGCCAATACGTTCTTGCTGCTGACAACACAACTGACAATGCTGGACTTGTTCCAACACGTCAGTTGAGTGAAGTCATCAACGGACTATCAACAACAATTCGTCCGAGCATTGACGCGATCTCTCGCGGCACATTGCCTGACGCTGGAATGACTTTTGAAATTCCAAAGATCACTGCTGCACCAACAGTTGCAATTGCTGCTGAAGATGCAATTTTTTCAGATACAGACCAAAATTCCGCGTTTTTGAGCGTGGACGTCAAAAAATTCGCGGGACAACAAAAATTCAGCGTGGAGTTGTTGACAAGGACTAGCCCATTGTTCTACGACGAACTATTGCGCAACATGGTTGCAGCAATGGCAAAGGCGCAGGACGCTTACGCAAACGCGCAGTTAGTTGCAGGCGCAACTGCTGACGGAACAGGAATTGCAACATACCCAACGGCTGCAGAGTTGCTTGGCGTTGTAGCCCGTGGTTCAGCAAGCGTTTATGCTGCAACTGCTGGTCTTGCAAATCCATTTGCACGCAACATTTTGGTGAACACTTCACAGTGGTCAAACCTAATGTCACTCAACGATTCAGGTCGTCCGATCTACAACGAAGTGACAAACCCAATGAACCAGCCAGGTTCAGCAACACCAGGTTCACTTCGTGGACGTGTTGCAGGTCTTGACCTTTATGTCACTGCAAATACTGCTGCGACAACTGACACAGATGATTCAATCATGATCATCAACCCTGACGCATACACATGGTACGAGGGAACGTCATACCAGTTGCGCGCAGAATCAACCGCTGACGGTTCAATCACAGTCGGCGTTTATTCATTCGGTGCAGTTGCGACAAAAATCGCAGCAGGTGCATTTGGTGTGAATAAGTCTTAATAGACAACAACTAATCATGCGGCGGGTTCTCCCGATCTCGCCGCAGCCGATCGAAAGGAAACGGACATGCCAGCCATTGTCACTGCGAGCCAATTGCGTACGGTGCTTGGCGTGTCCG